ATAATTCTAATAAACTTACAAACGATATGATTGATTATCTGAATAAGTTCATTGAATTATTTGATTCAAAATTATACAAAACAATTAAAGATATTTTAGAGAAGTGGCGAGAAGATGGTTTCTTTGAAGATATCATAACAGAAATCTTTTCAAAGAATATCAATGTTGTTGATTTTGGCGCAGACCCGACAGGGATAAAAGATTCAACCCAGGCGTTCCAAACAGCAATTGATGTACAATCAGCTATTCAAAAACCTGTTTATGTTCCGTGGGTGAAAGATGGTATCTATTCAATTGAAGGGACTTTAAAAGCTCAATCAGATTTAGATATTCAAGTTGCTTATAAATCAACAATTAAGAAAACAAAACCAGGTATGTTGCTTGTTTTTGATGGTGAAAGTGTTGAACATAAAGGCTATGGAAGACGTGGTGGACAAATTCGTTTAAAAGGTGGAACGTGGAAAGGTGATTTAACACAAGATATTGCTGTTTCTATGAGATTCTTCCATACACGAAATTTTAAAGCTGAAGGAATGAGAATTGAACACGCTGTTATATCGGGTCATGTATTTGATATGCAAGGTTGTGAAGATTTACACTTTGAGAATATTGATTTTATTGGATTCAAACAAACATCGGGTAGATATTTCACCGAAGCAATCCAAATTGATAATTCTTGGAGCAATGACGGGGCTAACACAGATAATTCTATCTTAAAAGTTCCAACTCGTAAATTGACTGTTAAGGGATGTCGATGTCTCCCGTTATCAGATGCTGAACAGTTCCCTATGATTTATCCTTCAAATGGATTACCAGATTTGGTAGGGATTGCTTACCCTGCCCCTAACTTAATTGGTAATCATGCTGAACGTAGAGGGTTTGCTTTTTACGATATCAATATCGAAAATAATGTCATTATGTATGGTGGAGAATTTGAAGATCCATACACGAATCAAGGTTGGATTCATTTAAGAGGAATGAAACAAGCTAGAATTAAAGACAATAAATTTTATGGTACTGGGTCAAGTTCTTACGCTTTACGTTTACACATGAATGGCTATGCTGATGATTCTGATGAGTCTATACCTAATCCATATGGTAAACCTGAATGGTACAAAGAAGGTATTCCAAACCAAATGGAAAACATCATTGTAGAGGGTAATCATTTTGAAGGTTTTACAAGTGGTAAAGCTGTTATGTATCTTGAGGGGTATAATTATCAAGGAACAATTTACCCGTTAAAAGATGTATATGTGGTTAATAACATGTTTAAAAACATTAAGACTTCAGACCCTATTTTAGGTCGTTATATTGATGGATGTAATTTCACTGGTAATAAGTTTAATGATGTTGATAAAGGTATGCAATTTGAATATATTCGAAATAGTAATATTTCTTATAATACATTTAATGATATGGGTGAAATTTGTATTGATATGAAAGAACCTAATTCCGCTTTACGTGGTTTCTCTGGTGGGAATATCATTGCGAGCAACCAATTTAATAGATGTGCGGTTGGTATCAATAATGAGTATCAATTATCAAACACGATTATAGCAAACATGTTCAATCAATGTATTGGTCATGCTACAATCGGCCATTTGATTGGTGTGTTTAACTCTAAAAATATGATGGTTATTTTAAATAATGCTGTAACATCTAATACCACATTATTTAATAACTTCTCTGCTTCTAATAGTGAGTGTAAATTATTTGGTAATTCTCATGCACCTAACCAAGAAGATACGATGGGTAATGATACACAGTTATCAACATTCAGACCTGTTAAAATGACAATGAATATTATTGGTGATAGTATTTCCGATGCAACTCATTCATCTAAACAATGGCATAAGTTCGTTAGTGATTATTTACGAGAATATTATAACTTCACTTTAAAAGTGGATGCAATTAGTGGTTCTGGTATTGCAACAACTACTGGTGATTTTGCTTCTCGTGTGAGTGGTTTCACTGATGATGATAATTCTTACTTAATTATTATGGGTGGAACAAGTGACTATAACCAATCAGTTAGTTTAGTAGATTATGAAGCGAAAATGCGACAACTGTTAAATAACTGTTATAACCTACTTCCACTTACTCAAGTAATTGTAAGTCTTCCTATCTATCAATTAAATGGAACTGAAAATGCTGATACCAAGCCTAATGGTGGTGGCGTTACACTAAAACAGTATCGTGATAAAATGCGTGATATTTGTGAAGAATTTGGAGTACAGACAATTGAGATGCAAGCTAAGTCGGGTATCTTCCCAATCAATGCTAAAAATAAAGAACAATTGATCCCAGATGGTTCTCACCCAAACCGTAACGGACAGAAAAATATGGCTCGTGTAATCCTATCGGATTTAGGATTCTATAAATAATGAAAGCCGGACAAAAATCTGTGGGGAGTAATGGCAAACAAAACGCCTTATTCCCTATGGAGGTTATGTATGTTACGCAAGGACCGGGTGATGATTATTCTCATGGTAAAAGTAAAGCGGTTGATTACACATATAGAACCAATGAAGGTAAAGTAAATCGTGCGCCTTATTATGCTCCTAGTGATTGTCATGTTATTCATATTGGTACTGCTGGAGATGGTGTGGTTTGGGCTTCTGATGCTGAAGTCAATTATCCTGGTGGCACTGGTTATCTAGTGTATATGGTATGGCACGATAATGATGCACCTAGTTTCCGTATTGGTGAAACTCGTAAACAGGGAGATTTGTTGGGACATACTGGAACGGCTGGAAATGTAAGTGGCGACCATTTACATATGGAGATATATACAGGGAGTGCTTTTGATAAATCGAAAGCTATTAATAACTGGGAAGGTTTATTTATTAACGATACTCAAATTGTTAATGATTATGGTTTTCCATGGGTTACAACTGATGATACTACAGGTAATATAAATGGTAGTTGTCCTAAGGGTGATGGAACTTTTCAATTAAATGATAAGGTAAATGCTAAAGTTAGAAGTTTTGAGGATGCTATGAAAAAAGAATGTGAAGAGCAAGGGATTCCCGAAGCCGTTGTTCCATTACTTGCTTTAATGATGGTAGAAAGTGGTGGCGAAGGTGGTGACCCAATGCAAAGTTCTGAGTCTCAAGGTTGGGCGATGAACACGATAAAAGACCCGATGATGAGTATTCATTACGGTGTGAAACATTTTAAGGAAAGTTTAGAAACGTCAAAACAATACAACGTTGATATTTGGACTACTTTTCAACAATATAACTATGGTATTGGTTACGCAAAATACATTGGGGTTAATGGTGGTAAGAATACAATACCACTTGCGAAAGCTTATAGTCGAGATGTCGTAGCACCAAGTTTAGGGAATACAAGTGGGATTATGGTGCCTTATGTGAATGAAATATCTATCGCATTAGGTGAAACCATGCGTTATGTAAATGGTGGTAACTTCTTATATGCGTTTATGATTCAATATTATACAACTGGTGATGGCTCTATAAATGCGTGTGGTAATGGTACTACTGAAGGAGATAAAGAGAAAGATATAATTAACGATTATATTAAGCAACTACTTTCTGATCAAGTAAACGGTTGGAAATATTAGGAGGGGTTTACAATGCAAGATGCTATTTTTAATAGTGTGATTCAACAAGGTGCTTTCGCAATGTTATTTGTTTGGATGTTGTTCACTACACAAAAGAAAAATGAAGAACGTGAAAATAACTATCAAACTGTTATTGAAAAGAACCAAAATGTAATTGAAGAACAGGCGAAAGCTTTCACATCTATTTCGAAGGATGTTAACGAAATTAAACAAAAGTTATTTGAAGGAGATGGAGAATAATGAACATTGTTGATATCTCTAAATGGAACGGTAATATTGATTGGGATGTTGCTAAACCTAACATAGATTTTATTATTGCTAGAGTGCAAGATGGTTCAAATTATGTTGACCCTAAGTATAAAGAGTATATCCAAGAAATGAAAGATAGAAATATATCGTTTGGTAACTATGCTTTTTGTCGTTTTGTTTCTGAAGAAGATGCACGAATTGAAGCTAGGGATTTCTATAATCGTGGCGATAAATCCGCTACCGTTTGGGTTGCTGATGTTGAAGTAAAAACAATGGATAATATGAAAGATGGGACACAAGCTTTTATTGATGAGCTTAGAAAACTAGGATGTCAAAAAGTTGGATTGTATGTAGGTCATCATATGTATGAACCTTTTGGCATGAACCAAGTGAATACTGATTTTGTTTGGATTCCTCGTTATGGTGGTAATAAACCTATTTATCCTTGTGACATTTGGCAATATACAGAAACTGGATATGTTGAGGGTATTGGTAAATGTGATTTAAATGTTCTTAATGGTGATAAAAGTTTAGATTGGTTTACTGGTGAAGAAGATAAAGTTCAAGAACAAAAACAAGGATCACTTGAATATGATTCTAGTTGGTTTACTAAGCAAGACGGTAAATTTATTGCTAACACCACTATCAAAGTTAGACGAGAACCAAGTGTAAATAGTGAGCATGTAAGAACTTTACAACCAAATGGAGATTTTTCATATGAATCATATGGATATGAAAAAGATGGTTATGTTTGGTTAAAGGGTGTTGATGGTTTATATGTTGCAAGTGGTGAAACTGTAAATGGTGAACGTGTTAGTACATGGGGTAAATTTATCTAACTAGAAAGGATTGGAATTCATGAGTACAGATATTAGTTTATATTATAGTCCGGATAAGATGCTTTCTTATGATAGGATGTTAAATTTTGTCATAGGAGGACGAAGTATAGGTAAAACTTACTCTATGAAATCCTATGCTGTTAGACAGTTTTTGAAACATGGTAAAATGTTTGGGTATATTCGTAGATATAAAGAAGAACTAAAAGGTTTAGAAACTTTCTTTGATGCTATTCAAAAAGATTTCTTGGATGTTGAATTTGAGGTAAAAGGAAGAAAATTTTATATAAATGGTAAATTGGCTGGCATGGCTTTTCAACTAAGTCAATGGCAATCATATAAATCAAAAGAGTATCCGTTAATAGATTTTATGATGTTTGATGAGTTTATAAGGGAGAAAGATAATAGCGGTTATATCCCTAATGAAGTTGAAGGTTTATTAAACTTACTTCACACAGTTTTTAGGGATAGACCGAGAACGCGTTGCGTTTGTTTGAGTAATGCCGTTTCTATTATCAATCCGTATTTTATTTACTTCGGATTAACTCCCAACATAGATAAGAGATTTAATGCTTATGAAAGTTTAGTTGTTGAAATACCTCCTTCAAAAGAATTTGCTGATAACTTTAGAGAAAGTCGTTTTGGTAAATTGATAGATGGCACTGGTTATGGAGATATGGCACTTGATAATGAATTTACTGGGGATAATTATACATTTGTTGAGAGAAGAACAAAAGAAAGTAAATATGTTTTCTCAGTTGTGTTTAAAGGTTTGATTATAGGAATATGGGTTTGCCCACGAAATGGATTAATGTATATGAGTCAAGATTATGACCCTTCTTCTAAACAGGTTTATGCAATAGTTAAAGAAGATATGGCTGAAGGACGTACATTAATTAGAAACTTTAGAGATAATGGTTTCATGTATAAAATGTCTAGAGCGTTCAAAAAAGGTGAACTACGTTTCGACAATCAAGTTGTTAGAACGACAGGTTATGAGTTATTTAAAAAGATGGGTGTACAATAATAGACAAAATGTGTGTTAATGAAATATCATCCTCTTCAATGTTTCATGTGAAACAATTTAGATAAAAGAAAAGACCCTCCTGTTTTGGAGGGTTGTTTTTATTCTTCAAAATCATAGTAATAATATAGCCATTTAGAATCTATGTTATTCATATAACCGTAGTGTAGCATATGATTAATGAAATATACTTCTTTTCCCATTACCTTTTCAAAATTATTATTAAAATGTAGATCATCTAAATATGATTGAAATAAATAATCTAATCTTCTTTTTCCTAAGTGTTTATGTTTGTAAAACCTTTGTTTAGTTTTCATTGTTTAACTCCTTTTCTAATAATTGTTTGTTTAAATCTTTAATTGTATCTTGTTGTTCTGTTATATAGCCGTGCTGTGATTCTGATTTATTGTAAATGTCAAGGCTGATTATTGATACACATAGTAGTAAACCCGATAAGATGATGAGTAAGATGTTTTTAATCATTTTGTTTGTACTCCTTTTCTCATTGAGCTTGGGTAAAGAGATAAATAATGTTCATATCTTTTTTCTATCTTTTTACATTCGCTTAGATACTTTGGAAAATCATTAATCATGTATTTCTCTTTTACCTCATTTAATTCATTT